TGGGTTGCCACATTAGCGGCAGCACCCTGCTCAGCGACCTTGTAGATGGTTCTGATGACCTCACGGTTGATCTCTGCAAGAATCTCGCTAGAAAGGATATTAGCGAGTTCTGCTTCAGCATTCAGACCGTGAATTGCCTTAAGGTCTTGAGCAAGTTCTAGACTGTACTCAGCTTTCAGTGCTCTGGATTTTGCTTCAACGAGGACTTTCTCGATAGAGAATGCCATTTCGTTGAACTGGTTACCATCAGCATTACCAAGAGATTCTGATTGAGTGGTCTTCATCCCTTGACCGACATTATATCCGGTTGAGGATGCAGTACCAACTGGGTTTAGAAGTCCTGGATTATCGCCAGTCTGAGAAGTAGTACCCATACCTGCTGCAGCATCGCTAAATGCTGAGGTAAGGTTATTACTATCATTCTGACCAGAGAATGCGGTATTTACTTCATCATAGAAGGTTTCTGGTCCAGTCTGATTCTCGTATCTGGAGCGCATAGCAAAGATTAGTCCAGTAGGACCAGTCATTGGTTGAACCCCAGCGAGATCATATGCTACCAGGTTAGGCATTGCACGTCTGATCAATGAAATCAGAACGGGATCAAAACCTGATACTGGACCACCAGCATCAGCACCACCGCTGAAACCGGCGGCACCACTTGCGGTGCTAGTATTTACAGTTGGGGTCTCAGTTAGAAGACCACCTTGTTGGAAAGCAGTTTGCTCTCTTAAAAATTTTTCTTGATTTTCGAGCAGGACAGCGGTTACAGCCTTTCTGTGTGAATCCTTGATTGGATCAAGACCTTCATAATTTAGTAAAGGTGCCCACTTTTCCTGCAGATGCCCGGATTGGAACATTTGCGTTTACCTCTTAAATGCGTTTTTTGTTTGATTTAATATTGAATTCAGCGTTTTGCAACTGCTGAAAGAGTTCTCAAGTAAGTATTCATCGTATCTGAATGGTATTCAGGTACAACATCTACTCCTTCAGAAAGTGTTTCAGTTATTGCCTGTGGAGAAGTTACTCTTGAAGAAAAATATGCTTCCTTCAATGTCTCCAGTTTTTCACGATAAGTTGACTCACTTTCAAACTCAACACTTTCGGCAAGTGAAGCGAGCTTCTCTTTCTGAGTGACTGCTAATCCTTCAGAAATTTCATCAAAAATTCTATCTGCAACCGACTCGGAGAGACGCTTGTTTATAGAGATATTTTTTTCAATTTGCTCGTTGAGTTTTGTCTCCATATCATCAAGTTTTTCTACCATGCTCTCAAGTACATCATATTTATCTTCAGGGATTGATACATAATGTTCTTCAAAAAGTCCTTTTAGACCAGTCATAAAGGACTCAGTTAGTTCTTCTTTAAGTCCAGTTTCAATGGAAAGAGTATTTTCTGCCATCCATTCACTTGCAACATATTCTAGATAAGTATCGACACGTTCTTGTAGATCCGATTTAATTTCTTCAATTTCTTCTACAAGTCTTTGCTCATAAGATTCTTCTAGTTCTTCACTAATTTCATTAACTTTTGAACGTAGAGCAGATTCAAAAATAATTTTTGCTTTTTCTTGGAATTCTTCGGAGAGTTCTTCATTTTGAAGAAGTGCATTAACATCTTCTTCGATGTCAAATTCTTCTTTCATTTCATCATCATCTTCTTCATTATTCCTTTTCTTTTTCTTTTTTTTATCACCTTTTCCTGAATAGTCATCATCATCATCATCATCATCATCATCATCATCTTCATCATCTCCACAACTTTCTTCATCTAGAAGATCATCTTCATCTATATCTTCATCTGCATCTTCATCTAGATCTTCATCTTCATCTAGAAGATCTTCATCATCCAAATCTTCATCTTCTTTAACTGCTAATTTTTTCATAGAGTCGGCAGACTTAGCACCTCTGTTTACAACATCAGATACTGTTTTTAAAGATGGTTCTTTCAACTTAGATGAATCATCATCAGATTTATAATTTTCTGGAGTAGGACCACCAAGATCTTCCCAGCCAGTTGCACTTTGACCATCAGGAATACCTGTACTCAAATGTGCCATTGGTTCTGCTGAACTTGCCTTAGCATTTACAGCAGTTCTGGATTGCTTTGTGCCTGCTTCCATTTCCTGTAATTTTTTGCCACGAGACATTTGAACTCTCCGTTTAACCTTAGTTAGTTTAACTATATTTATTTATTAAATTATTAAATTACAACGAATTCAAAAATTCGTTAAATAAGTTTAATTTATGTTCTTCTAAAACTCTTTGATCTACTAATGTATTAATTCTTCTTTTAGTTTGCTCAGCAATCTTTTCTCTCAAAATACCACCATCCCATACCCACTCCTTTCCTTCCATAATTCCAGATACAAACGCATCAGGTGCAGAAGGATCTGCTACAATATCAGCAGCAGTTGCTAGCATGAAATCTTCGCCAACTTCCTTATAACCTTTTTGGTTTTCTCTAAGTGAACCAATACCCCTAGAAGACACTCCAAGAGTTACTCCATCTTTGAGTAAAGATTCTGCAATCTTACCCATAGGAGTAGATAAAATTTGTGCTTTACCTACAAAGTTATTACCTACTTGATTTAACTCAGTAATTTTATGTGAAACACGATCAAGATTTACAGTTGGTCCATCTGGATGACCAAGTTCTCCAAGAGCACGACCTTTTTGAACATATTGCTCATTATAACGCTTTACTTCCTTTTCCATGATTGAAAGAGGATACATTCTTCCATTTCTATTAACACATTCTGCTTGTAGAAATGGTCCTTTAATGTAAAGTTTTTGGTCTTTTCCAGTTCCTTCTTTAAGAACTTCTACCTTTTCGATTTCTTCTCTGATTAGTTTCATTTTTCTTAGTTGGTAAATCCTACTTTTGCTGCTTTAATTGAAGATGAAGTCCAGATAACTTCGGAAGGAAGTTTTTCCAGAAATTCCACAGAATTTGCTGGCATAGTAAAAAATACTGTTGTTGCTGCTCCAACCGTGGCATTAATTGCAACTGTAGTAACACCTTCAGTATTATTATGAAGTCTTACGCAACTTGCACTACCAATGCTTGTAGCAGCACCAGCACTTGCACCAGTTGAAACTTCAGATTCAATTATTTTAGTTCTTTGCATTGGTATAATAAAGACTTTATTAGTTATTTATAAATTACAAATTACCTACTAATTTCTTCCCAGTCCAGTGAAGCAAAAACATTAGCACCAGAAGTATCAGTGGCACAAACAAGTGTTAATTCATAAGGAGTTCCAGTTAATCCATTTCTTTCTAACTGGAACTTAAAGAGTGCTTCTTTGAGAATATCTACTGATGCTTGTGATTGATTATTTGATGCGAAAAATCCAGATGCTAATATTCTTCCACCACTCACAGTTCCACCATCAATCTTATATTCAACTGCACTATCAACCCCAGCACTTACCCAAGTTCCACCTGATGTAGTTGTAGATGCTCTCACCTGCCAATTATATAATGGTCCATTTCCCGTTCCCATAATTGATAATGCAGTCAAAATAACAATTGCATCTAATCTATTTGGAGAAGATTTGAGACGAATTGAAAGTACTGGATAATAAGTTCCTGCTGGTGAAGGTAACTCTACTGGTGCCGTAATTGGTGTTTTTACTGCCTGTTGTAATCCACGAAGTTCATAACCACCTTCTGAAATCACAGAAGAACAAACCTGTTTGAGTGTGCTTGAACTTGTAGTAATTCCAGTATTACTAATCTCATATCTCAAAGGTAATGATGCTGTTGTAATATAAGTTGATTGAATAATATTTGCGTGATGGAATGAATGGCAATGAACAAATTGACCGTTAATCACAAAACCAATTCTTACAGTTCCAAGTCCCAACCACTCAATATCCATCCAAAGTATTTGTGCTTTATCTTTGGATAGTGTAATACCAGATGGACCAGTTCCATCTAACTTATCAATATTCCAAGATGATTGTGATACTCTTGTTTCTATTCCAGTTGATAAACTTCTTTCTACGAAATATGCAGTAGTTCCATCAATCTCAAAATACATTCCATTGTCTGCACCAAAATATCCAATTCTTTGCCTTAGATTTGCTTTTGGTGTTGCAGGAACAAAAGTATTCAATACTAATAATGACTTTCCTGGTTGATATGAAAATACTTTTGTGGTTTCTCTAATTGCAGAACACCCAGCAGTTGTTCCAATACCAATATTAACTAATCCTTGAGTGGTTGCAAATTCAACTGTAGAACCTGTTCCTACTAACAAACTATCCCAAAGATTATTATCTCTATATCTGTGAGAACTATCAAAAAGTGTGAGAGGATTTGATACTCTTGTTCTTCCAAAAGCATCTGTAGTTCCTGTTGGTGGACTAGTTGCGACTGTTCCAGTTATCGGAATTGGATTTCCAGTATCATTTTTAATTTCAACTTCTGGGATTGTTCCAATATTGACAGTTCCACTGATGGATACTGTATTTCCTATAGAAACTGTAGTATTTCCAATAGATACTGGAAAACGATTTGTTTCTGTTACTTGCTCACCATCACTAGTTGCAACATTAAAAACCTCAAAGAGACTTCTTTCTTGATTTAGAAAGTCCTGTGTATTTTTATTCCACTGTGCCATAAATTAAATCCATTCTAGTTTTGAAGGATGATATCTTTTAATATCTTTTATATTTACTTGATTGTTTTTTTCTTGAATTGGGTATATATTGTGAACTATGGAACCTGGATAATCACTTTGAAGCATTTCTCCCAATTCTCTACGAGACGGTAGTGTATAACTGTACAATTGAAGTTCAATTCGATAAATCTGCCCTTCCCAAAGAAAGTCCGCAAAAAAACTTTTAGTTTCTTTTACATCTTCTGGGAAATCGCTTTTTACAATAATTGTCCCAACTGACGCATTGCCAGAAATATTTACAGATTCTGATAAAAAGTTTTTAAAAGTTTTCATTGCGGATTTTCCTTTGATTAGTCTTCGGTTTCCATATTGAAAACTGAGTTATAAACATGTGGTCTATAATTATTGATTTTTTCTGCAGATTTTGCGTATAAAATTTCTTTTATTTTATCGCTTACTTGTAGAGGCGATCTATCAGATGCCATTAAATCCATTAGTTCTTCCATAAAATTAAATTAAATTCTTTATTTATTTATAAATTTATTTTAGTGGTTTATCTTCATAATCAATTGGAACTTTTCCAGAATCACCTTCAATATTATTACCTTG